TGCCCAACGGCATAGTGCATGGCGTCATTCTTATAGTCTTTGCCGATACTAATCTTTCTTATCAGCTTTGACATCTTCTTTTGCGTAATTTATAGTACCATCTTGAATATTAATGTCAGATGTACCGTATTGTTCGTTAAACTCTACTTGCATTACAGCTAGCTCGTCTTGCATAATTGTAATACTATGTAATACTTGATGTTTTCTAGTTTCCATCATACCTAAGTCCATTTGAGCTCTATTTATTGTATTAACAATATTTTGAACTTTAGTTAACTGCTCTTCAGTTACTTTCTCTGCCTTAGGTTTAAGGTCTACAATTTTCTCCGCTTTCGGAGTTTTTCTTTTTGCCATGATTTAATTTAATTTAATTAGTTAATTTTACTCTCCTATGTAAGCTATGCACATGCCGGATGTTAGATCTATTTCTGTATACCTACCATAAATAGTAACTCCTTTTGGAAATGTATTTGATGCGTCGATTTGCAAACCTCCAGATCCTGATATTGCTGTTTCATTGCCATCTCCTAAGTTATGAGCGGCTGCTTGAGTACCTGCAAACTCTAAACCTAAACTAGCTGTGCTAGTAGTATCTGCAACTAAACCACCGTCAGCATCAAAAACTGTATCTGCTAAAAACGTAATAGCTACAAAAACTTTACCTGTTGGAGGGCTCGCTGCTCCTGAAGCATCTAAAAATAAAGATCCTAATTGACCAAAGCCATAAGCTGTATCCTGTGATATTGCCATAATTTTATTTTTTTACTTTTTCTAGTGAGCGTCCGCCAAAATAAGCTCCGATCACTGTTATTAATACTAGTTGAAGAAGGTCTACGTATGAGTCCTTCACATTAAAGTTAATTGCACCAGCATCAATAAAAATTAATAGCATCGTGCATACTATTAAGAATATTAACGTCATTGGACGTACATTCTTGCTAAGCCATGAATCTGACTTTAAATCTGCCTCCCAGCGAGACGTGATGTTCTTTTCCATCTCAACCTCGTAGTTAGCAATCAATTCTTTTATTTTTCTCTCTGCTTCTAGCTTCTCTTCTTTAGTAGTAGTCAAGTTATCTAAAACCCCACCTACGTTCTTTACAAGATCACCTGCTCCAGCAGAAAATATTTTATTTAATATACTCATTTAGATTTTACTTTCTCAAACGAACTAATACCAAAGCAACCTAACGTTACCCATACAAATGAGTTGTATATCACTTCGTTTATTACTAACGTGCCATCAACGAATATAAAGCTAGTAACTAAATCTGCAATAGCAAATAAACACATTACTACAAATGAAGAAAAGCCTACTATGTTCTTTTCGTTAATATCGTTTTTATCTTTAAATAAACTCCACATACTAATAATCCGTATATTTTCTAATCTCTTTTCTAGCTTCTTTAGTAAGCTTGCCTTCTTTTCTTAATTTTTTTCTAGCAGCTCTTTTTGCTTTACGCAACTCTTTGTTGCCAAACAGAGCTAGTGGACTTTTCATTTTAAATGCCATAATCTAAATTTTGTTAGATTCCCAAGGAAGACGTCTATCTCCTTCTTGATATTTTTTACCAGTGTGTGGATCTATAATAAACCCATCAACTCTTTTCCAAGTTTCACCTTTATAGTAAACAGCATAGTCATCGTATGTTTCGTGACCTAACTTCATTGCTGTTATGTGTTGCATTTCGTGAACTAATGCTTGTCCAACTAAAGGATCGTTAGGATTTAAATTTTTATTTATGTATATAGATCCATCAGCATTAGCTTCAGCAACTATATCTTTTCCTAATTCTTTTCTAAAAACAGGTGTTCCAGGCACAACTTCATTATTACTTTTAAAGCTAAGCTTGCTTTTAACTTCACCAAACCTTGCTTCTAATTTTTTAGCTTTACCTAGTTTATAACCCATTATCTATCTTTATCTTTTATCATATCATCAATAGCTTTGTTGTAAACTTTATCAGTATATGATTTGTTATTGTAGAACACGCTTCTAATTGACGTAGGTAAGTCTTCTTCACCTAATAGTATTCTATATATCCTACTTATTAATTGACTGCATTTAAACGACGTTTTAAACACTGAGTATTTTATAGTCGTTCTGTTTCTTTGTCTCCACACTTCGATCCAGCCATCAGATCGTAATCTTTCCCACCTTTCTTTATCCCAAGAGTATGTATACGTTCCGTCAATAAACTCCTGTCTTGTAAAACGCTTTTTACAGTCTAAATATATTAGTAACTCTAAGTCTGCGTCTTTTAACCCGTAAGTCTTACAGGCCCATTTTCTAACGAGCCTGTAATACTTAAGGATTTGTAATTCACGAATATCGTGACTAGTTAATCTCATTTATTATGCATCAAGCGAAATAGTACAAGATAAAATGTCTTTGTGTAAGAACACAGAATTTACATCGTCACAAACAGTAACGTAACCAACATCTTTGTTAGCTCTTTGAATTCCAACAATTTTTTCAGCTATAGCTTTAAACACAGTTAATTCTGTATCAGCAGTAACAGTTAAAGTAGCAAAAGTTCTTTTGTCTTCTGTTGCGTTTGGTCCTAACGTGTTAACAAAGTTCATAATAATTGAGCCGTCACCCGCTACAGTCATACCAAGAAAGCTTGATAAAGGAACTGCCATAGCATCATCTGCAGCGTCAATAAAAATTAATAATGGATTGTTCATTTTTAAATAGTTTTAATGATTAATAAATAATTTGTTTTTCGTTTGTGTTTTGTGGATTATTGTTTATGGTCTAGGTTTAATCAATTAGTACCACATCACGCGCGCGAATAACCTGGTACAATTTATCTTTATACTGAACTCCGTGTCCAGCGTGTTTATCGTAGTAAACTACGTCTTTATCTTTTATAGCTTCAACTAAATTCCCAGTTGAAATAACAGTAGCTTTAATATATCGATTGTCTTCATCTACATCTTCGGTCATTATCAAACCTGCAACCTTCTTAGGTTCAACCTTTAGCTTCTGTACCACTATGTAATCGTTAACTGCCTTCATTGAGTCTCATGTTTGAAATTACACAGTCTGCGGATATAATAGTAGTTACAACTGAAACCGCATTTTTAAGCGCCGACTTGGTAACAAGTACGGGATCTATGATGCCAGCTTTGATCATATCCATCCTTTCTCCAGTGATAGCATCTTTGCCATAACCTTCATGATCAATAGTATCTTCCATAACAGTAATACCAGCGTTAGCCAATATTGTATGAAAAGGCGCTGTTATAGATTTTAGAAGAATATCTTCACCGACTCCGTCGGTCGGAATTTTTTGAGAGGCATTTAATAGTGCTACGCCACCGCCTGGTACAATGCCTTCTTTTAGCGCAGCTTTAGTAGCATAAATAGCATCTTCTACTCTATCTTTCTTCTCTTTCATTTCTACCTTAGAGTTAGCACCAACTTTTACAATACCAACGCTACCAGATAACATAGCTAGTCTTTGCCTGTGCTTCTTTTGTATAAACGGATTTTTCTCCCACTTATCAATAGTTTTCTTAATAACTTCTATTCTTTCTCTTCTTCTGGAGTGTCTATAGTAAGCACAGTTGATTTATCATCAGTAACAGAAGTATAAGCTTCACCTAAGCAGTCTACATCAATTAAGTCAAGATCATCACCTAGTTCTTCGTTGATAACTTTAGCTCCAACTAAAAACGCTAGATCTTCTACGGTATCTTGCTTTGTAGGACCAAAGCCTGGTAAATCAACGATGTTAATCTTTATATTACCTTTAACCTTGTTCATAAGCAATGCTGCTTTCACTTGTTGAGCAACAGGTGCTACAATAAGTAACGAGCGGTTTTGCTTAATAACATATTCTAATACTGTTTGGATTTTGCGTATATTAGGTATCTCAGAAGATACTATAAGAACTAAAGGATTATCTAGTTCACAGATTTGTTTATCTTTGTCAGTAACAAAGTGAGGTGATGTCATACCTACATCTATTTGAACACCATCTACAACATCTACATAAGTTTCTTCAGTTGGTGATTCTTCCATTAGAACTACACCGTCCTTTCCTACTTTCTCGTAAGCTTCAGCTATGATCTTTCCTAGTTCTTCATCATTGTTACATGAGATAGAACTTACGGATTTTAGCATATCCCCTTCGATCTTTACAGAAACGTTGTCTAAGTATTCATTGACTTTTGATAGTCCAGACTTTATACCGTCTTTTATATCTCTAATGCTAGACTGGTCGGTGTTCAATACTTCTTTTAATAGTGATTCAGCAAGCACGGTAGCAGTAGTTGTTCCATCACCAGCTTCTTTCACTGTGTTTTTAGCAGCTTCTTTGATAAGTGTAGCTCCCATGTTTTCAACCGGATCAAATAAGACTACGCTTTCCGCAACGGTTACACCGTCTTTTGTTATGACCGGATTAC